CTATATTGTACTTAATTCATACCAAGTCATTGCAGTTACATCACCCCATAAATTCCCCGTTACCGCTGACCAGGTATTATAAATATATTCAAACGTAAATGCCAAGTGTGCAGGCTTTATCTCATTTATGGTAACTGACAAATCCGCCATATTTCCCGGAATACCCTTAGTACCGATAAATTTAATCTTAAAGGAATAATTTGAATTATCCTCTATAACTTCAACTTCTCCGTTGGAGTAGGAACTGGAAACATCTACTATCATCTGTTTAGTTACTGTTCCCGTCCCTCTGATTTTTGCTCGGATACGTTCTCGGCGGAATTCATCGGATTTGCTTACATCAACTTTAATTCCGTAAATCTCTTCGTATCTACTTAATAGAGATGTCGCTGTATTAACAAAGCACTGGTCTATTGTCTCATTAAAACTACTTGCCAAGTTATTTATATCTAAAGATAAAATATTCTGCAGTTCTTTCATCTTGGTATTTTCAGAATACACTGGAGGCAATAATTCCATTAAATCCATGCTACACCACCTCCGTCAAAGTAATTGCACCGGTCAATGGCATTTCAGTATCAAGTATTGTTATATTGGCGGTACCACCATTAACAAGTAATGTATTGTAATCTTGTACACCATCTATAGCTAATAACAAGCTGCCTATTCGAGCATAGCTTACACTATATATATCAAATACAGTCTCTCTCAAATATGCGGTTACTGCAGCAATAAAGGCTGTCTGTACATCTGCCAATGTCTTAGAGCCATCCAATACTACATTAGCAGTAATACCTATTACCTTGCTAGTTGGGCTTTCCACTGTTACAGTTGCACCCACAGGTCTAACAGTTTCTATGTAGTTATACACAGTGGTTGATAAGTTTACATCAATACCCATGTTCTCATCTACTACCAAAACCTTTACCGTTCCATTACCATTCCACAATGGAAAAATTTTAGCGTCTCCACAACCTGGAACCTCTAAGGCCCATTTTTTATAGTTATCTGCATTACCGGAAGTTGAAGGAGTTTGGATTTGGTTATAAAACCTTGCACGTAAATTATCGTCTGTTTCCTCATCCTCTCCAGGAGCTAATATACTTGTCAATGTGGCAGTTACTCCGCCGACATTGTCAATATTTTGCAGTATTCCACTATATGCATTGCCCATATCCCCCAACTGCTCACATTGAGCCTTATATACATTTGTAGATACCAGTTCTGTTATAATATATGTGGTATCGTCTAACCCCCACCTAGTACCGACGCTTACCGACGCACTAGTATTGATTTGTCTAATCGCATAGGTAGCAGGTTTTCTTGTAATTCCATAATCAGCTACCACTCGGTCCAGATATTCACCTACAGCAGTATCCCCAGAAACCAAATCAATGAAATTATTGAGATTAAAATAAGTTTGCGCTAATTGAAAAGCACATGGAGCTAATGCATCATAAATTATGGAGCCCTCTCGCTTATCAACATCATTTGGAACTCTACTTAACATATCTGCCACAATATTTTCATAAGTTTTATTTTCCCACATTAAACTTTCACCTCCTTGGTCATAACGAATTCGCCAAATATACTATTAATATGAAAGGTACAAAGAATTTCATCACCATTTACTGAAAATTTAAAGTTATCAATACTAATTATTCTTTCATCCTGAAGCAGGCATTCTTCGATTCGCCTTTTCAGTTCCACCTTCACATATATTTGATCTTTTTCGATAAGACTTTCCAAATCAATGCCATATGAAAAGCTATATATTGGATACTCATACCTTTCCGTGTTTAAGACCTTATAGACAGCTTGCTTTAGAGCCTCTGACCCATCAACATAACCTTGTATATTCATTTCTGTTAATTTATAGGTATATGAAGTTTCTATATCTTCTGTAACGTCTAAATCAACATCAATTAAACTATTAGGAATCAATTAATCACCTCCAGAATGTAAAATTGCTGTCCGCCATGGTTTCTTATCAGCCAAATTTTTTGGCCTAATACCACTGTAGACTTTAGATTACCAATTATTAATTCATTTGGTATGATTAATTTGTCACTGATTCGTATGCCGTCATTTTCTACAGTTCCAACTATCAGACTACAGAAATTAATATTATTCAGATAATTTTGTACTATTATTTTAAGTTCGTTTATCATATTAGCACCTCGATTTTCATTGTATGGATAGGTAAAAAATCATGAGTAACCGATTTTACAAAGAGATTAACTAATTTATTTTTACCTAATACATCTTCCAGCATTCCGTAAAAACTGCTACCAGCCCGAATACTCGTATCTCCTATACAATTAAGAGTAAATGATTCCGCTTCATGATTGTAAAATCTTAATAATATATCTGCTTTGGCTTTTACTTGAGCTGCGTTTGCATTATTCATAACCTCAAAATATTGTAATCGGCCAAATTTTTTAACTGAGTTAGTATCTTCTAATCCAATCATTTGACTACTTTTAACTGAATCACCCTCAGAATAAATCTTAATATGATTATAGAAATTATCATCAATAGATTTCTGATAATCGTATTCATAACAACTACTTCCATCACCAAGAATAAGATTAAGTTTTAAATCCCCCAAATCTCTTAATGCTATATGACCAAATTCATCCCTTAGGCAGTACCACTTACCAGTATTAGTTAAGGTATCGCTAATAGCAGTATAAATAATATCTAACCAGGTTTGATTATTTATAACCATAGTTTTCAGAGTATACTTTGTACCTGTAATTGAGCCTTTTTTAAACAGAAAATAATTGCACATTCTATTTACCAAAGTTGTTACGGTATCATTCATAATTACGATACTATCTTTTACCTTACAATATCGTAATTGGTCGTAGGCTGTTACATTAACTACCTTGTCTTTACCCCACCCATATTTAAATACAAAACCATTAAATATTTTTATACCATTCCTAATAAATTGGATATTGCTACCATTTTCTATTTTTAATCCGTTATCCTTATAACTAAATTCTAATTTACTACAACCATCGTTTAATCTATCGTTCCATGATACTTTTGTTACAAGTTCACTAATATCATATATTTTATTGTTTATTACTATTACGAATACCATACTCATTTAGGAATCACCAACTTCTGCCCCGGATATATAAGGCTTGGATTTTTAATTTTATCCTTGTTAGCATTAAATATTTTAGTATTTTGACTTCCATCCTGATAATATTTCATTGCTATACTCCAGAGGCAATCACCAGACTTGACAACATACGAACCCATGCTCTTGGGATTAGTTATTTCCGTAGACGGCATATTCTTAGCTGTTTTCTTAGATGTGGCATTCGTAACAGCTATCTTTTTACCAAACTCTTTGTATTCCAACAAACTAAAGGAAACATATTTGTCACCTTCTTCCCCTGCCTTTTCTGTAATAGTCATTTTTTCAATTAACACCAAAGTATTAATATTATCACCTATGCCATTACTGGATATAAAACGAACTGGTTTTAATCCATCACGCCACTTTTTAAATAGACTTAGGTAATAATCTGCATTCAGGAATTGATTAGGCGTCTCAACATAATGGTTTGGTGCGTTCGGAAGTTCTACTTCAAAAGAGTATTCTAATAGTTCCATGTTGGCTGGCACTGCAATTTGTCCAGATTTCAGTATTTCATATTTATCTATAGCCTGAGCACTGCTAATTTCAATCTGTTCCGGATTGACTGGGAGCCTATATGTTACATTCTCATAATCAAAAAAGATTGCGTAATTACTCATTATCTATAAGCCCCCTCTGCTGACATTGCGATTTCTTCTTGCAATATAGTTTTAATTCTTCCTGCCACAGCATTGGCATCTGCTGTTTCATGTACGTCTCCAAATGTAACTTGAATATTTGGTGCTAGTGTAGCTGTACTGAATTTATTAATATAATCTCTTTCTGCAATATCTCGTAAGTATTTTAAATCTTCATCAGACATATCAACATTAACTTTATCACCAGTTCCTGTGCCTTTTACGGTTATTGGATGCTCTTTAAAGTCATCCGGGTTGTAGCCTTTATCTTCGTCTTTATCCTTGGTCATAGCATCAGTTAATTCACTAAGCTTATCACCTAAGCCTCCATATGCTTTTCTTCCAATAGAATCGCCTTTCGCCCAACTTTCTCCGTATTTCATGCGTTGTAATCCAAAATCTTCGACTCCCAAGTCATTCGTCTCTATTATCTTCTGATAATTTTCATTCGGAGCATACTTAGCGACAGCTGCATCAGCCATTTCCTTTAATCCACTTCTCCATCCTGAAACCGTTTCAGCCATTTTGGTGCCAAGTACAAAATCCAAAGCCGAAGCTATTTTTTCAATTATGCCTAAAACAATATCCGCTAACCCTTGAAATAAATAAATTGCTGACGATATAGGATTTTCAAATGCATTAGCAAAGAAATTTATAAAAACAACGAATATATTTGATATGAAATTAATAATACCCAAAATAAGTTCAAGAAATCCTACAAGTAAATTCCGTACTACTGCTACTGTAGCACCAATAAATCCCCCAATAAACCCGAAAACATCTTCTACTGTCACACCCGCTTGCTGTAATCCATAGATCATCATTGCTATTGTTGCTATGATAGTAAGCAAAGGGAGATTTGCCATAACCCAAGCTGCTGCAATTCTATAAGCAGCTTGCAATCCTGCCCATCCTGCAGCGATAAATCCTGGCACTAAAGTAGCTGCTAAATATATTCCAGTTGCCATTAATAATGATTGTATTATTGGCCAATTACCTGTCAAAAAGCTAATTAGTCCACCAATCCCCATAGAGATAAGATTTATTCCAATAAGTATTCCATTTACTAAAGTATTAAAACCATCACTACTTATCAATCCACTTATTGCCTGTATTACTGGTCCAAATGCCTCCAACGCTCCATTTTTAATTCGATTCCATATGTCTGCAAAAGTTACAGGTAAGTTATCAAATTCAGAATTAATATCGTTAGCAGCCATAAAAATAGCATTCTTAAGTATGTCGGAAGTAATCTCCCCTTCCAAAGCCATTGCTTGCAATTCAGTTATTGATTTGCCTGTGGCTTCAGACATTGCATCAGCCAGCATTGGTGCATTTTCCATAATGGCTGCAAAATCATCCCCTTGTAGTGTGCCGGAAGCCATAGCTTCTGTTATTTGTGACATAGTGTCTGATTGCACCGATTGTTCAGCACCACCTAGCTTAATACCCTTTTGTACCAGTTCAGTAAAAGCAATCAATTCATCATTCGAACCAAACATATCAGGTGCAGATAACCCCATTTTTGTAATCGCATTTGCCATGTCACTGTAAACACCACGTGATCGATTTGCACTATCAAATATCTGTTGTTGTAACTGCAGCTGTTCATCTAAACCATTTGTCATAGCTCCAATTCTTATATTGGTATTAGTAAAATCATCCGCTATTTTCATTCCTTTTATAGCCATATCTTTTATGACACTGAAGATTTTACCTGCTTCTATGCCTGTAGTTTTAGCACTCTCAGCCGTCTCCGTTAATTTATTGTTAAAAGTTTCAGTTGCTTTATAAGCTCTCATTATTTTTGCTGGGAATTGCCCAAACTCAATATTGATTGCTTCCGCATAACTTTCACTGACACTTAACATTGATGAAAGTGTAGCCATTATCTACTTCTACCCCCTTTCTTTTTCATTTTAGAGGCTTGTTTTTTTTCTTCCTCAATTCTCACCTGGATACTTGCATAGATAAATGCTTTTTCTTTATCATCCAGCGCATCCAGCGCAGAAGGAAGAATATGCAGTTTCTGCAGGGCAAAATGTGCGAGATTCATTTCTGCATCATTCGCCCTAATTAGTTTTTTGCTTCTTCAATTTCGTCATTAATATCCTTGTCAAGTCCGCTAAGTTCCTGAACCTCTTGAGCTAAAGTTGCATATTCTCCAACATAAAGCATTTTCTGGAGCAGGCTGGATTCGCCTAGTACCCCATATGCTTTTTGTAATTCTGCATTTTCCAAATCTGGGAAAACCACTGCTATTGCGGTAAGTGCGGATACATATTCTGCTTTGTCAAATGATTCCGCACCCTTCTTATCCCTTTTTGTGTATTTCTTTATCAGCTGCTTATTCTCTTCCTGAGATACAGGCCGGATAACAAAGGGAACCGGCTTTCCATCTTCTTGAAAACGGTTGGATATAATAACTTTTTTATTTTCTACCTGTAACGGATGTAAAAATGCATTTAATGAGCCCATATAATTTCCTCCTTTTAGAGGGAGCTTAAAGCCCCCTTATCTATAATTTTCTGGTAACTGAAACGATTCAAGATTTTCAATTCCGTCGTAAGTGAAATCGGTATCAAATGTTATTGGATCATCTGAACCGTCGTCTAAAATAGCAGTCGGAATGCTGCTAAGAATGACATTAGTCAATACTACTTCCTGCTTTCCAATTGTTGAGGTAGTATCTTCGTTCTTAACCTGTATTTTGATACCGTTATATCTACCGGTCTTTAAATACTCAACGGCCTGGTTCAACGCCTCGCTGTTCATAAAATACATTGTTAGTGAACCTGTTCCTTCCACTCCTACTACTTTATGCTGCGTCATCCTGTTTCCAAGCATTCTCTTAGCAGCAACAACCAAGTCTAATTGAGCAGTTAATGCAGATAGCTCAAATAATTCTCTGTTTACTCCATTTCGGGTAATATAAGCCTTGCCTTCGTGTGAAGATATGGTATCCGCGATTCTTGTGTAATTTTCCATAGGTTACTCCTCCTTTCTTAAGCTAAGTTAATTGTCAAATATATTTTTTCTACAGAATCTACCGGCTGAATGTAGCAATTAATTACAACTGCATCCAATACAGTTCCTGCGGACACAGTTACATCCTCTGGTGTAAAGCTCTGAATCGCCTGCATACTTTGCAGTTTATTAAAATATTCAATTAAGGTAGCTCTAAGAAGAGATCTGCCATCGGAATTATTATTTAATTTACCGATATAATTACTTTCGAAAATCTGAGTAATATCATTGTTAATTCCATCAATGGTGCGGATTACTCTGTTCTTTTTAAATTGAGTACCTTTGTCAACAGTTATAGTGGTTAGAGAATTAATATCATAAACCACGGTAACATTTTGTGCTGTATCAACCTTAAAAATAAATTTTCCTGCCGTAACCGCTGTTTCCATCTCAGTCTTTGTCATTCGTGGAATAACATCAACGGCACCCTCATATTTCTTGCCTGTATTGGATTGATTCATATTTGCCCCGGCTGTTATGCCACCTACCCATGCAGTAGTTTGACCAGAAGTAAGAGTTGTGCCATCAGATAGCTCAATTCCATGGGTAACATTAATGATCGCTTCATTATCTGCTACATGGTTCGCCATAACGGCTTGTATTTTAACTCCTTCTTCATTTCGCATGGAATTAACCCATGTAGTCACAGAGGTCTGAATTGCTTCATATGTAACACCCTCATATGGATAAACCAAGACATTAAAGTCTACGGTTTTTAATGCAGTAAGCGCAGAGGCTACATCCGTTGCATCGTGTACTGTTCCTAAGTTGTAAGAAATAACCGTATTTGCATTTTTTAAAGCTTCATTAACAAGCAGTTTCTCTGCTTCCGTAATTCCTGCCGGATACTGACTTGTATCTAGTGCAGTAATTACATACATTTCCCCAGCTGTACCTACGCTTAACTCTTGTAAAATTACTACTGTTCCTCTATCCCCTGGAGTAATAGAGAGTGGTGCATTAGTTAAGAAATTGACATAAGCGCCTGGGAGTACCTTGTTTTGAGTTGTCCATGTTCCTGCCATGTTTTACCTTCTTTCTTAAATATTAGTTGTTGTAGTTTGTGTCTGCATTTTAGTACCTGTTTCTACTATCATTTCTGAATAATTCACATCAAAAGTGAAATGCAAAACATTATCAACTACCTCCGCATTCTTATTGATTGCCCTATAAGTATCAAAAATGTCGAATGCTCTCATTAATGCTTCTTGTTTAACCAGATAGTCGCTTTTAATACTAGCTGCTGATTGGTTAGAGAAATAAGTTACATCAAAACTTAGCGTGCCTTTATACTTATTATTTAGTCGTTTGGTGTATCTTTGTTTAATTAGCGATACAAAGAAAGCAGGTGCAGAAAATTCCTGTGGCACATAATCCTCCATATATAGATTATTGATCTCCGGGAATTCTTCCATTAATTTGTTTATAATTGCTTGTTGTACATCCATTATCATATTTCTTGTTCACCTTCTTTACATCTTTCTAAAATTCCTTTTCCAAACCTATCACTGTGACAAGGCACTTGCTATTAGAGTGACCACCTTTCGTTATCCTCCCTTATTGCAAATTGGCTACCGAATTTTTATTATTCGGAAGTTTAAGGAGGTTATCTTGTTGCCCTCTGACATAATCATAGCATGGGATATAATACCAGTAAATTCCGTTTCTATTCCACATTTATTTCATATCAAGTCTACTCCGTCTACCCCAAATAATTGAATACTGGCTTCATTTATAATCTCGTTAATCCATCTGCTTATTGATGTTTTACTGGATAAATAGCATATAGCTGCAACATCATAAGTCATCCCATCAAGCATACAGCTTTTAAAAGCATCATATTTTTCTGGAACACCCTTGAGCTTACATTCCTCCTGTATAGTTGCTAAAGCTTTTTCCATGTGAGCAATAACGATGAGACTTTTTAATTTACTTTTTCTGATACTTTCAATATACAGTTCATCAGAATCATCCTGTATTATAGATTCCTGTTCGAGTTGCCTCTCTTCAGATACAGCACCTTCAATACTTGCCTGTATCTTATGGTAATTCTTAAGTAAAAGCTTAGTGTTGTGAAAGGCTTTTTTCTTTTGCTCTGTTTTCTTCTCTTTACTGTATTCTTTAATGGCCTTGTTAACTGCCTTTTCAATTAATTTTTCTACTATTTGTTGATTCAAATAATTACTCTCCTTTTTTAAATTTTTATAGACGTATACAGAAACGCAATAGCTAACACGAATACGGATACTACTTGCAACAAAAAGGACATTAGTACCAATTTAAGTAAAAGTCATTAACATAAAACTATGATTACCATGTACAATCCAAATTTGTTAGATAAAATATTTCCTCTAAAATTTATGGTACCTCTGCTTTTTTGCATCGGTAATTGTCATAAAATAATTTGAGTAGCTCCAATATAAAAAACTTTTGCCACTGCCACAAAATTACCTAGTGTTTACATGTATTATTTCCCCATTTTACTAGTTTCATTTATTAATTAAATATATGATTGTCCAAATCGGTCATTAAAAGTAATAAAAATTGCGCTTAATATTCTCAATAGATACTCCAAGTATGCTGCATATAATGAAACAACTGTCTTGTATTAATTTTAGCTACTCTTTTACATACATTTGATAGCTTGTAAGTAAAATTCTAACCTTTTCATCAAATACTTTTTTAAATAATCTAATTTGTTTTCTTATTTTTTAAATCCCCTTCCCCTTAATTAAAATGTTTTCTAGTACAACAACATCTTTTTTTATTTATTTTATGTCCGTTTTGGTCATTCTTATAATATCACCTATTATCTATATTGTCAATACAGATTTTGGACATTTATATGCTAGATGCTATTGCAAATTGTCCAAAAACAGATTATAATATATTATAGTCTTATGAAGGGAGGTGAATATTAAAATGAGCGAATATGAAGTTGAACTGTATAAAATTATTGGTGAAATGTTACGTGAAATGCGTACTCAAAAGGGTTTTACTCTTGATCAGATTGCTGAAAAATTAGGGGTTACGTCTAAAACTGTTCAAAGATATGAAACTGGTGAAAGAAAAATCAAAATAAACACTTTAATTGAGATGGCCAGTATATTGGGATTTGATTATAATATATTTATGGCTGCGGCAAAGAATAAATTAGTAAATAATACATCAAGTGAAAATCAAATAAACACGTTAATGTATAAACCAACTTATGAAGAATTGATAAGTATTTATACTAGGGGAAAAAACAATTTAACACCTCAAGAAAAAATGAGATTAGCACAAATAATATTATCGAATGATGAGGAATGATTATAATGGATTATGATAAAATAAAGTATGCTGCATTTTCAATCTACGAGGAATGTAATATTACTAGATTACCATTTAATTGCTTTGGAGAATTAAATAAAATGGGTTATGAACACGTAAAATATTCGCAACTAAACGATTGCAAGTTGGAGGCATGTAAAAAACTTAGTGATGATGCATGTACTATTGATGGAGTAATATACTATAATGATAAGAAGTCTAGACGCAGAATAAGATTTTCTTTAATGCATGAACTTGGACATATGATTTTAAAAACAGATTCAGAATCTGAGGCAAACTCGTTCGCAAGCAACATTTTGGCTCCTCCAATGGCATTACATTATTCAAGGCTGACTAACATAAGAGAAATATCAAATATATTTGACATATCATTGGAAGCTGCAAAATATACTAAGGAATTCTACGATAAGTGGTTGTATAGTGTCAAAAATTATGGCATGACAGATTTGGATAAAAGAATGTATGATCATTTTTTTGATTCCTATGAACAAAAATTCATATTTAAAGAAGAACCCTGTGTCTATTGTGGTTCTATCATACATAATTCAAATAAGCCAATATGTAAAGAATGTGATAGACCCTTGTCTAATAATTCATTGGTTGATTATAACTACGATTTTATTGTTGCTGAGAATTCATGGCTATATAGAGGCCTATAAAACAATAAAATTTTATTGGCATCACCACTAAGTGGTGATGCCTGTGTTGTTCTAGGAATTCGAGATATGTTGAACTATACTGTATATATAAATAGATACGTTGGGATATGCCATGAAATGAAAAAGGCAAATAGAAAAATAACATAAATTACGAGAGTGTAATTTAACCCGTGGCTTAAAAATTCAAGGTTTACAATAGCTCATTAAGTTATTTGTATAATTATATATGATAAAGATGCTGTTAATATAAAAACAGACGCTGTCAATTTTTATGTATCCTAGAAAAGATCTGCAGAGTTATCATGCACTCTTTACGTTCAGATTTTGATTTCCTTTGTCTTGCCATAAAATAATCCTCATAGATTAATATTTATATTAACATTAATACATAAGGATTTCTTTATGTTTACATATAATTTTTTACAGTCTCAAACCCTCACTTCTTAACACAATTACTTGTTTATTATCAATTACTATTTCTCTATCTTATATTTTACATACCTAGGCAGTATTGAATTATAGTGTACTTATTCTTAATAGGATGTCATCCTTTCTACCCCCTAAGCGGTTTTGTCTACTTGTCTGTATCCTATTGATTTCATTGCCCTATCATTTAATTCAATAGAGATTGCTTCTTTTTCCGTTTCTGCTAAATCATCCCACCGGTGATATTCATTGTTAATACTGACATGAATTGTAAATGTTATCTTCTTTTTCATTTCACTGCCTCCTATTAATAACGGTAGTCTCAGTAAGATACTGGTTCTTATAAGCCATTTTTATTAGTCAAGGTTTTCATAGCCCACTTTACACTAACTAATCTTATGTATTACTGGTTGTACATATTGCCTATTTTTAATTTTTAATAAAATTTTCTCTTAAGAAAATTAAACTATTAAGAGACAATACTTCTCAAAGATTCTCATTACTCTAGCTTAAAAACAGGGCTATTATTTAGCCCTTTTTCATACAATATGATAAGGGGTTGATAATATGCAAACGGTTGCATTGTACATTCGTGTCAGTACAGAGGAACAAATTGAATACTCTCCTGATGCCCAAAAAAGATTATTACTTGAATTTGCTAAAAAAAATAACATGCTTACTAGCAATGAATACATTTTTATTGATGAAGGCATTTCAGGCCGAAACGCGGAGAAAAGACCAGAATTTCAAAAAATGATTGCGCTGGCCAAATCGAAGGAGCACCCCTTCGATACTATTTTAGTATGGAAATTTTCTCGTTTTGCTAGAAATCAGGAAGAAAGCATAGTATATAAATCTCTACTAAAGAAAAATAACATTGACGTAATAAGTATTTCTGAACCATTAGTAGATGGTCCTTTTGGTTCACTTATAGAACGTATCATAGAATGGATGGATGAATATTATTCAATACGTCTGTCTGGGGAAGTTAAGCGTGGAATGACAGAAAAAGCTATGCGTGGAGAGTATCAAACAGTTGCTCCATTTGGCTATACAATGAGAGAAGGTAAATTGTACCCGGATGAAAAAAAAGCTGAGATTATTAGAAATATATTTAACATGTATTTATTTCAAGCAGAAAGTTTTTTTTCTATTGCTCGGATATTAAATGAGATGGGGTTTCTTACAAATAGGGGCAATAAATTTGAAAATAGGACTATTAAATATATTATAGAAAATCCTGTTTATAAAGGTTTTGTACGATGGAATCCCAATGGTAAGATTGATTTGTGTGATCAGAAATATCATTCATCTAATTTTATAATTAAAAAGGGTGATCATGAACCAATTATATCAGAAGATATCTGGAAGGAAGCAAACAATAAAATACAGGCAAAACATACATCGAAACATTCAAGGCCAAGCTCCATTCTAAGCCACTGGCTTGGCGGACTTCTTAAATGTAGCAATTGTGAGAGCGTGCTTGTATCTACAGGTTCATGCGGTGGATTTCAATGCAATTCTTATTCAAAAGGTAAGTGCAATACTTCTCATTTTGTTTCATATAAAAAAATTGAGCAATCAGTTCTTGATGCTTTTTCTGGAATTGTTAAGACAGGCAATTTTAATTATGAAATTTTATCAGTTGATTCAATAAAAGAGAATACAGATCTCCTTGAAAATAAACTTACAAAAATAGGGCAAAAGGAAAAGAGAATTAAGGAAGCTTATATTAACGGGGTTGACTCTTTAGAAGAATATAAATCAAATAAGCTGAAAATAGAAGAAGATCGGTTAGAATTAGAAAACCAACTACGGAATTCAAAAAAGATAAAAAAATCTAAAGAAACTAACGATATTATGTTAAATAGAGCAAAAAATATATATTCCATTTTGCTATCTGATGCTGATAAGAGTCTTAAAAACTACGCTATTAAGAGCATAGTCAAAAAAATTGTATATACAAAAAAAACTGAAAACATAGACATTTATTTATATTACTCATAG